ATGCAGTCGAAACAGGCCGAAGAGCAGGCAAAGCAGCAAGAGTTCGCCCGCCGCATGGCAGAGGGGCAGGCTCGGTTACCCGAATTGATTCCGGAATGGACGAACCCACAGGTCAAGGCAGCGGAAGGCCGGCAATTGTCGGAGTTCCTGACTGGCCAGGCCGGGTTTAGCCAGGAAGAGGTCGCCGGCAATACCGACCCGCGCCTTATCGCCATGGCACGCGATGCGATGCGCTATCGGCAGTTGCAGGCCAAGAAGCCGGAGGTGGCCAAGAAGGTCGCCAAGGCCCCGAAGGCCGTGACCAAGCCGAATGCTGCGAAGACGCAGAAGAACCAGGGCCAACAGGAGTTTGAACGGCGCCGTGGGCGCTTTCAGAAATCCGGTAGCACAAGGGATTTGGGGCGCCTGATCGAATTAACGCTCGATTAGGAGGCCATAATGGCTCTAACAGCAGGCGGTTTTTCGTCGTATTCGGCGATTGGCAACCGCGAAGACCTCACGGACATGATTTACAATATCAGTCCGACCGATACCCCTTTTATGAGCTCCGTTGGCCGCACCAAGGCCAAGGCGGTGTTTCATGAATGGCAGACCGACAGTCTAGCGGCGGTCGACACGGGCAACGCCCAGCTTGAAGGTGATGACGTGACGCCGGCAGCGAGTACGCCGACAGTGCGGATTGGCAACTATTGCCAGATTTCGCGGAAGTCGGTGGCTATTACCGGCACGCAGGAAGTTGTCGATAAGGCAGGACGTAAGTCCGAGATCGCTTATCAGATCGCGAAGCGAGGCAAGGAACTCAAGCGCGATATGGAGGCCATCCTGACTCAAAATCAGGGTCAGAATGCCGGCAACACAACCACGGCTCGGACGACCCGTTCGCTTGAGTCATGGCTGTCGACCAACGACAACCGTGGTGCGACCGGTGCCGACGCCGCGTCTGCTACGGTGGGCGCAACGGACGGTACGCAGCGGGCCTTCACCGAAACCATCCTCAAGGATGTGATCCAGAAGGCTTACACGAGCGGCGGGGAGCCATCGATTCTGATGGTTGGCCCGGTGAACAAGCAGGCGGTGTCCGGCTTTACGGGCCGGACGCAGGCGCGTCAGACCATCGATAAGGAGCGTATCCAGGGGGCAGCAAGCCTCTACGCGTCCGACTTCGGTGAGCTGAAGGTTGTGCCCAACCGTTTCCAGCGTGATCGCACCGCGTTCGTTCTGGACCCGGAGCATGCCAATGTCGCGTATCTGCGCGGCTTCCGCACCGAAGAGCTCGCCAAGGTTGGTGATTCTGAGCGGCGGTTCATACTGGCTGAGTATGCACTTGAGATGTGCAACGAAGCCGCGCATGGCGTGGCGGCCGATCTGACGACCAGCTAGTTGCCGGTCACAACACCTGAGTGAGGGCGGTTCTTCGGAGTCGCCCTTTTCTTATGCGGAGGGCTTGGAGCCAACCCGGGTTCATACCCCGGATCGCGTCGGTTCGATTCCGGCCTCCGCCACCAGATTGGAGGTCCCATGGAACAGCAGAAACGTGGGCCAGGGCGCCCGCGCAAGACAGAGTCTGGACCAGGCGTAGAGGTCATGATCATCCATCCGGGCGGCGTGACCATGTCTGATGATGGTCAGGATGTGGCCGCGAAGGGTGAGCAGCGCGTCGTTTCACCGGGGATTGCCAATCGCCTCATCAAGGGCGGCCTTGCGCTTGAGGTTAAGCGCTGACCGATGAAGCGCATTCTCGATCGCCAACCCCATCGGACTGAGGTGTTTCACGCCGATCCGATGGACGGCGATACGTTCTACATCGAAACCATCGAGGACGTTGAGCCGGTAGTCGAGCTTGCCAAGCTGCAGGCGGACAATCCGAGCGGCCTCAAGGCTGACGGTATGCGGCGCGAGGCGGAAATCCCCGCTTATGTCATGGACCAGGCCCTCCGCGAGGGCTGGACGCCGGCCGATTGGAAGCGTTGGGCAAACGACCCTGACAATCGAGCGTTCCGCGTTGAGTACGGCGGTCGGGTCAAGCGGCTATGAGCCTCGCCACCTACAGCGACCTCAAGACCGCAATCGCCACCTGGTCCTGGCGCAGCGACCTCACCAGCGATGTTGATGACCTGATCGACCTCACAGAGGCGCGACTGAATCGTGACCTTCGTCTGTCGATCATGGAGGCGCGGGCGACGCTGAACACGGCGATCGATGATGAGTTCATCGCGTTGCCGACCGATGCCATTGAGATCCGCAAGTTATCGATCCAGCAGAGCGGCGCCGATATCCCGCTTCGCCTGTCGTCGCCGTCCGATCTGGTCAACCGGTACTACGAGGGCTTGAGCCGCCAACCGGCCTACTATGCGGTTGTCGGCACCGAACTGCAGCTCGCGCCAATCCCGGACGCGATCTACTCGCTGAGCGCAACCTATATCGCCAAGGTGCCGGCGCTGTCGGACAGCCAGACGACCAACGCTGTCCTGACCAACCATCCAGACTTGTACCTGTTCGGCGCGCTCGCTGAAGCGGCTGATCTGGTGCGGGACGCCGAGTATGTCGCGCGCTGGGAGAGCAAGTATCAGGCTTGCGTCAGCGCTGCAAAAGAAGCCGACAACCGATTGAAATTCAACGGAACGCCCCTTGTGGAGCGGGCGGGATAGGAGGGGCTATGCCATTCATCCGAGATGCCGCCTTTGATGCGGGGTTGAACAACATTCAAGACGTGGTTGGTGCACTGCATATCTGCAGTCAGGAGCCGACGACTTACACTGAGGCGGTCACGACCTACACGCTCGGCAACAAGGCATCGCCGACAGTCGGTGAGCCTGCGAACGGGGTGTCTAACGGGCGTCGTGTGACCGTGAGCGCGATCACAGACGGGTCGGTGACGGGAACTGGCACGGCTACTCACTGGGCCTTGGTCAAAACTACAGCCACCACGGATCTGCTCGCGACCGGTGCCCTGTCGTCTTCGCAGTCTGTCACGAACGGCAATACGTTCACGCTGACGGCCTTCGACGTAGCCTTTGCGGATGCTGCCTGATGGCCTGGTTGCCTCCCGACCGCACCACACGCGCGCGTTCACTAGGCGACTGGATGGATCGTCTCTACGACGGCCCCGAGACCTTCGTGGCCTATTGCACTCGGCTAAAGGCGCAATCCGAAGCGGGGTCGATTAACTACTTCCAGATCCGGGAGTTCCTGACTAGGGCTCGTGGCCAGCGGGATGAGTTGATCGAGGCCATCGGTGTATCTGGTTTACAGGACTATGCCGCAACCGAGCGGGGAAAAACGCCCGCGCAAGTGGCTGCGTCGTTCTTGGCTATGCGTGATGCGATTATTGCCACCATCACGTGGACGGTACAGAACATACCAGAAGCGTCGCCATACAAGCTTGTGGTGTCGTTGACGGCCGACGGTGAAGAGGTGCCTCGCGAGTTCAGCTCGCCTGCCATGGCCGGCTTCAGGACGCAACTGCAGGTCATCATAGACGCGATCGGGTAGCCAACATGGCTGCTGTAGTCAACAAGGTCACAACAAATAGTACGAGTAGCACCACAGCAGATCCGACACTAAGCATTAACCTGGGCAGCAATACAACGGGACGATTGATCGTCGCGTTCTTGGGTATCTCGGACGATACTACCAGCGCTCTTTACGCAAGCGGTCTTGATTGCGCTTCGGTGGCGATGACCGAGGAAACTGGCGCCAGACAGACAAGCAATGATGGTGGCTTGTTCGGCAATGCTAGTTTCAACGTTCAAATGTTTTGGCTCGAAGAGGCGACCTCGACGGGCAACACGAACTTTGATGTAACTGTCTCCAGTCATACGTCCGTGAGCCTTGTGGTCTATGAGATCACGGGTCAGGACGACGTTGATCCGATCGGAGCAATCAACAAATCGGGCGGCTCCGGCACTGATCGCACGTTTACGCTAACGACCGCCAACGCCAATTCGTTGGTTCTCACTAGCGCATTTGGTATAGCAACGCCGGCCGCGCCGGCAACTGGCATCACAGAAGACGCGGACTTCTCGCCGGTTAGTGTCTTCGTCGAGTTTGCGGGCAGTCGGGCGACAACGACGGCAACGGGTTACACCGTCGGATGCACGTTCTCAGATTTCGGCGGCGCGGCCTTTGGGTCGGCCAACGCTGTTGAAATAAAGTCGGCGCCAGCTTCGGATGATAACCTAACCGCCAACAGCATCAGCGCGGCCTCAAGTGTCGGCACTCCGGCGATCGGGCAAGAGCACGCACTCACGGCATCGGGGGTATCGGCCGCTTCTTCGGTTGGCACGCCAAATCTTGCGGAACGCGTTGACCTCAGTGCCTCGAGTATCGGGGCGTCATCGTCGGTCGGCAGCCCAACTCTCGATGTGTTTAGTGCGCTCGCGGCCGAGAGTATCAGTGTCGCGTCGACGGTCGGAACGCCTGTCATTGCGCAGATGCACGCGCTGACGGCGAGCAGCATTGAGGCGGCGACTAACGTCGGAAATCCGACCCTCACATCAGCTTACGAACTGATCGCGCTGAGTGTTTCGGTCGGATCAAGTGTGGGCGTGCCAGCAATCGGGCAGGCACATGCGCTTGCGGCTAAAAGCGTGTCGTCGGCCTCAGCCGTTGGCACTCCGACGCTGGCGGATTTCAAAGAGCTGGTGGCGAACAGCATCGTTGCCGCTTCGGGCGTTGGAACGCCAACGCTAGGCCAAGAGCACGCGCTCACGGCTCAGAGCATCGCGGCAGATGCATTGGTCGGCAATCCGGCAATCGGCCAGGAGCACCAGCTATCGGCGCCTGGCATCGCCGCCCTATCGTCGGTGGGTGTGCCGACGGCGGGTTTGGTTGGCGTGTGGGAGGCTATTGCGGCTGGCTCCGAGGGGTGGGCTATCCAAGCACCCGGAAGTGAAGCCTGGGCGGTTGTGACACCCGGCTCGGAAATCTGGACACCGGAGGAATAGCAATGCCGAGACTGCTATTCCCCGAGTGGTTGCCGGATTATCCGAACATCGACAATCCGGGCGCGACGGTGGTTACGAACCTTTGCCCGTGTAGCGTCGGCTATACGCCTGTGAGGGCGCTCTCGGAGTATTCCGGGGCAACGACAAGCCGGGTGCTCGGCGCGCGTAGTGGCGAGGATGCCAGCGGCAACGTGAACACGTTCTGCGGTGATAACGGCAAGCTCTACCGGCTGAGCGATACGACCTGGAACGATGTCAGCAAGGTCGGGGGCTACTCGACAGCGGCCGGGGAGCGCTGGCGCTTCGCGCGGTTTGGCAACCTGATGATCGCGACCAACTTCACAGACGCGGTGCAGACCTGGACGCTTGGCTCATCCAGCGTGTTCGCCGATCTGGCAGCCACGGCACCGAGAGCGCGCTATCTGGCGACGGTACGGGATCACCTGGTTCTGGCGAACACGAGCGTCGGTCGCAACGTCGTCAGCTTCTCGCCGATCGGCGATCCGGCCGATAACGACTGGGGCAACACGAACAAGCAGTCGGATTCTCAAACGCTTTTTGATGCAGATGAGATCACGGGTGTCGTGGGTGGCGAGTATGGGCTGATCTTCACCCGAGACAGCATTTATCGCATGACCTATGCGGGCGATGAGTTGATCTTCGTGTTCGAGCAGATCGACCGAAACCGTGGCTGTGTCGCACCGGGATCTCTGGCGCAATCGGGTGGGCTTACGTTCTTCCTTGCAGAAGACGGCTTCTATGCTCACGACGGCAACCAGTCGACACCGATCGGGGCGAACAAGATCGATGGCTTCTTTGCCGGCGATGCACTTTCGAGCGCTTATAACAACATCTCGGCCATCGTCGATCCTGAGCGTAAACTGTACATGTGTGGCTACCCGACCGGCACTAATGACGACTACCCGTCGCGGCTGCTTTTGTATCGTTGGGACACCGGTCGGTGGACCCTTGTTGAGCAGGATTTCGATATCCTCGCCAACATCTACGGCTCTGGTTTCACGATGGAGCAGTTGGACAGCATCTCGTCCTCGCTGGACGCGTTACCCGAGAGTTTGGACAGCCGAGCATGGGCTGGTGGCGGCTCGCTGTTAGGCGCGTTCAAGAGCGACAACAAGCTTCACACATTCGGCGGCTCACAACTGGCGGCCACGGTGGAGACAGCCGAGGCCCAGCCATTCGAGCCACGCAAGTCGTTTGTGCGGGGGGTTCGGCCGCTGGTCGACGGCATGGCGACCGTTAGCGTGCAGCTCGGGACGCGCGAGAGCCTTGAAGACAGCGTTTCATGGGGTGCGGCGGTCAATCTGAACGCGCGGGCGAATATGGCCAACTTCAGGAACCTCGCGCGCTATCAGAGGGTGAGGCTCAATGTGAGCGGCGATAACTGGACCCGTGCTATTGGCGTTGATCTCGATGCGGTGGCGGCAGGGCTCTACTAATGGCCGCGCCTACACCGATCGGGCCAAGGACATCAGACCGTGACCGTATCGTCTCCTGGGAGGCCGTCAGGCGGCGTTTCCCGAAAGGGGGCGCTGTTACCCTTGCAACCAGCGCAACGACCACCACGGTCAACGACAGAGCGATGAGGGCGGCACGAGAGGTGTTTCTTCAGGCAACCAATGCAGACGCAGCATCAGAGGCCGCTTACATCAGCGCCAGAGCGGACGGCAGTTTCACCATCACCCACGCTAACGCGGGAACCACTCGCACTTTTCGATATCTCATTATTTAACCGCGAGTGGTTGCGGTGCCGGGGTTGGATACAGGACGCGCTCGATAGGACGCGCGGCTTCTACACCGAGCAGATGGTGTTGATGCGGCTGATCCGAGGCGAGGCGCAGTTCTGGCCAGGACGCGAGAGCGCGATTGTGACGCAGATCAGTCACCACGGGGACGGGGGCATTCCGGCGCTGTGGTTCTTTTTGGCCGGTGGTTCGCTGGACGAGCTTCGAGATGAGATGCAGCCGGCCTGCATTGATTGGGGCAAGCAGAGTTTCGGAATCAAGTACGCGATGTTCGGCGGCCGAGCTGGATGGCTTCGGGCGCTTGGATACGAGGAATACTCCCGCACGGGGATCAAGGAGGTCTGATGGACGATTTTGGCAGTCAGCGTCCGACACAGACCACCGCGCCTGTTCGGATCGATATGGGTCAGCTTGCGGGTCTCTACACGCCAGGCGCGGGGATCAATCCAGGGCCGGGCTACAGCAACCCGTTTGCGCCAGTAGCGGCGCCTCCGCCCGCTAACGTACCGAACGCCACACCCCAGGCGCTGAGCCGCTACATCAGCCCTTTTCAATCCAATGACGGCGAGGCGCCCGGCTACTGGTCCGATCCGTATCGCGGGACGCGTGGTCCCGGTGAGGCGACGCCGGGATTTGCGTCTGGCGGTGGGCTAACCGAAACCGTCCTCTACGGCACGCCGCGCCCTGAAAGTACTGGCGGGAACGCCAGGACTGGACGGACAGCAGGCGGCATCATTGGAGGGCTTATCGGCGGCCCCATGGGCGGGCTTCTAGGCGCTGGGTTAGGCCATGTGGTCGGCGGGCAGATCGGCCGCACACAGCTACCGCCGACAATCGGATATCGCTCAGGCCGGGGTGGCGGCTCAGGACCGACATTACCGATCAGCAGCGTCAATCGCGTGGGCGATGGGACCAACGAACGGCCGGAGCGCTACGAGCGGCAAGGATACACGTCCGGGATCGTCGAGCGGACGACTGGGCGCATGGTAGGGGGTGTGTGATGAGCGACGTTTTCGGCAAGGGTAACGATACCCAAACGACCACCACGAACACGTCGCCTTGGTACCGGCAGCAGCCCTATTTGCGCGATCTGTTCTCGCGCTCCGACCAGCTCTACAACGACCCGAACGTCGGCCAGATCGCACCATTCACGCCAGATCAGCAGCAGGCCTTTCAGATGACCCGCGACCGGGCGCTGGCGGGCTCTCCGGCATTGCAGGCGGCGGGCGGTCAGCTTGCGGCGACGGCGCGCGGTGATTTCATCGGCGCCAACCCGTATCTTGATCAGGCGTTCGATCGGGGGGCGTCTCGCTTGTCCAACCAGTATGTCGACGCGGTCAACCGTACCTCGGGCGCCTTCAGCAGCGGTGGTCGGTTTGGCTCTGGCGCTTACGCCGATGCGCGCAACGATCTGGACCAGTCGCTCGGCGATGCCATGAGCGGCCTTGCGACGAACTTATATGGCGGAGCCTATCGAGACGAGCGTGAGAATGCGCTGCGGGCCGCGTCTCTGGCACCGTCGAACGCCTCGGCCGACTGGCTCGATATCCAGGCGCTTGGCGGCATTGGCGGCCAGCAGCAACAGCAGGCGCAACAACTTTTGGACAATCCGTATCGCCGTTTGGCGCAGTTCCAGGGCGGGATTAGCGGCAATTACGGCGGCACTCAGCAGACGCAGCAGCCATTGCATAGCGACCCATTCGGGACGCTGCTGGGCTTGGGGACTACTGCCGCCGGGCTCGGCTGGACGCCGTTTGGGTAGATGGAGGAGTCCTTCGCCGCGCCAATCGCGGCCGACTACCGGATTTCATCGCCATTCGGTCCACGCGGGCCAATCGCCGGGGCGCCGGGAGCGTCGCGCTTTCATTTTGGGGTGGATTTTGCGCATCCGACGCCGGGGATGGGGCATGCCTTTGCGGGAACGCCAGTTGTCGCACCGAATGGTGGGCGCGTTACCGAAGTCTTCGATGGCAGCGGTGGTGAAGGCCATGGACTGGTCATTGAGCACCCGGACGGACGCCGGTCGCACCTATTGCACTTCGCGTCTGAGCCGTTGGTGCGTGTCGGTGATGTGGTCGAACAGGGTCAGCCCGTAGGTGCCGTTGGGTCAACGGGCGTCTCAAGCGGCGCACATCTCGATTGGCGTATCCAGGATGCTTCGGGTGAGTGGATCGACCCGCAGACGCTGATTGGTGGCGTGGGACCGCTGCCTGTCCGTGAGATCGGGCCGACGCCCACAGACGCACTTGTACCCGGCGCCATCAGCGCCGCATCGGAACCGCAGGAGGCAACCGTGCTAGACAATAACGCTGCGACCGGTGGCGGGCTCTTGGGCCAGAGCCAGCCTATGGGGCTGCTGGGCGGTGAGATGAACTTGCCGATGTTGCTGGCAGGCATGCAGATGCTTTCCAACTCCGGGCCGTCGACAGAGCCCAACAACCTGTTTGCTGGTGTCCCGAATGCTCTGTTGGCTGGGCATCATTTGACGAGGGGGCAAGAGCAAGAGCCGTTTGTCGTGAATGGGCAGGTTATCGACCCGCGCACAATGGAGGTGTTGGGGGATTTTCGGGATCAGCCTGAGGGCGGCCTTTTCTCGGGCTCCGGGGTGAACGCCGAGGCCCTAAACGCGATGGTCGAGAGCGGCCGCATGACGCCCGAGCAGGCCCAAAACTGGGCGCTTGGACGTGTTGTGACGACGCCTGATGGCCAGATGACTTTCATCACTCCGCGAGACATTGGCTACGCTGGTGGCGTGCCAGGGGGCGCCCCCGCGCCTGTGGGTGATGTGACGAGTTCACCTTTGGTGCCGTCCACCCCTGGCGTTCCTATTGGCGGCACCCGGCCACCTGACGGCAGTGAGCGGAATGCCGGTGGCTTTTATTCTCGGGCTCTCACTGCGCTCGACGAGATGAACCAACTCAACGTCGGCGGTGTGTCGATGGCCGACCATTTGGCAGGCGGTGTCCCGCTGGTTGGGAATTACCTCGTGTCGCCGGAGTATCAGGCGTTCCGAAATGCCGGTGAGGCGTTTGTGGCGGCCGTGTTGCGACAAGAGAGTGGTGCCGCGATTACCGAAGCTGAGATGGACCGCAGCTTCCAGCTGTACTTTCCTCAGCCAGGCGACAGTCCGGAAACGATCGCTCAAAAGGAACGGTTGCGTGAGCAGGCCGTTCGCACGCTCTACGACGGGGCTGGGCGGGCTCAGGCGGGCTTGCTGCCGCCTGATCAGTTCTTCGCGCCTCCGGCCGTTGAGGCGCCGTCTGAAGGCCTGTTGCCGGCGACGCCAGAAGGGCCGTCGACTGGCTATCCGGACTGGTCGCAGATGGACACGGCTACGCTCGCTCGCTGGATGCAGGAAAACCAGGATACTATCCGGGCGATGCTACAGAACGATCCCGACGCGTTCTCTGCCCTTGAGGCGCGCATCGATGAGCTTGAACGAGGTCCGTAATGGGTGAGCTGCGCGACTTACTCAATCAAGCCTCACAGCCGCAGACGCCGCGCCAGATCCTTGACCAGGTCCGGCTCGGCAATGTGACCCTTGATGCTCTAGCGGATGCGCAAGAAGGGGCAGCGGATGAGCCCGAATACACAGGACTATTGGCACTTGGGCGTGAGCGTGCCGGGGCGGGGGCGACGGAGCTTGTTGAGGATACGTTTCAGGGGTTTTCCGAGGGGCTGACGCTGGGCTTTGGTGATGAGGTGGCGGCTGGTATGCGGGCTGGAGTGCACCGGATTGCTGGCGGCCTAGGGTTGATAGATGAGCCGCGACAGTTCTCTGAAATCTACGATGAGGGCCTAAATGAAGCGCGTGGTCTTCTGGATCAGGCGTGGGAACGTAATCCAGGCCCCGCTCTCGCCGGCACAGTCGCGGGTGGCCTCTTGCCGGTCACTGCAACGATGGGCGGTAGCGCCCCCCTGTCCGCGCCCGGCATGGTCCGAGCGGCCGGTGTAGGCGCCGCTGGTGGTGCCCTTGGCGGCTTTGGGGCCGGCGAGGGTTTTGAAGACCGGCTCGACAATGCGGCGTTTGGCGGAGCAATCGGAGGTGCTGCTGGTCCGCTTGTTCTGGGTGCCGGAAATGTGCTTGGGAGCGCCATCAGAGGGGTGACCGGGAACCGTGGGACGGCGGCGGTAGGTGATGTCCTCCGAAGGGATAACCTTTCACCTGATGAGGTATTGAGCGAACTTGAGCGCCGCGTACCGGAAGGCCGAGGCGAGACGATCATGGATATTGCCGGTCCTGGTAGCAATACGATGGATCTGGCGGGCGTTGTCGGTAACACGCCAAATCCGAGATTGCGGGCTATGACGGAAACGCTTCAAGAGCGAGTTGACGAGGCGCCGGCTCGGATAGCAGATGATTTCCGGGAAGCCTTCGGCGGTGCTGATCGGAACTTCTATGCCAGCATTGATGAGCTTGATGCGGCGCGTCGTAGGGCCGCCGCCCCGCTTTATCAGGCCGCCTACGAAGCGGGCGCCGAGATCACCAGCCCCGAGGTGGTCGGTCTGATCGGTACACGTGTAGAGCCATCTGTAATTCGGCAGGCTGAGCGTCTGATGCGACTGGATGGAATTCAGCCACCGCGCATCATCGCGACCGATGACGGTGTCTCAGTATCCGGAACGCTATCGCTAGAGTTTGTCGACTACATAAAGCGAGCGCTTGACGATCAGATCACAAGTGGGATGCGCGCCGGCAACAATCGACTGGTGCGCGGTTTAGAAGGTGTTCGGCAAGACCTGCTGTCTGCGATTGATGAGATCGACAACGTCGGGAGCCTCTATGCACAAGCGCGGTCGGCTTGGGCAGGACCAAGTGAGTTGATTGACGCGATGGAGGGTGGGCGGACCTTTTTGGGCCGTGACCCGAATGTTTTGCGCCGAGAGCTACGCGCTATGGGCGATAGCGAGCGGGATGCATTTGCCACTGGGGCCTATGAAGCGCTAGTCAATCGGATCACGAGCCAAGCCGACGGTCGGGATGTCACTCGTCGCGTTTGGGGCAATCAACGTATGCGAGATCAGCTTCAAACCGTCATTGAAGCGATCGCTGAGAACGATGAGCAGGCAGAGGCTATCTTCGCTCGCCTCAATGACGTTCTGACGCGCGAACATCGGATCGCTCAGACCCGTAATTTCGTCGTCGGGAACAGCGCCACGGCACGCCGGCAGGCGGCTGAAGAGCAGCTGTCCCCGGGAACAATGGGGGCCATGCTTGATCTCGCAACCGGGGCGTCGGGCTTACCAACGGCCCTTGGTGCAGTTACGGGCGGTATGCGATCGCTACGGCAGGGCGCACGCGATCGACTTCGCGGTAGCGTGGGCGAGATCCTAATGGAGACCGACCCGCAGCCCCTGCGTCAGCGCCTGTCGAGCGAGTTAGGGGGCGGGACAGGGCTGCTGTCGATCATGGGGGCTTCGCCAATTCGGCAGTTACCGGCGTTTGGCCTTTTGGGACAGGCGGCCAATGATCAGGATCTACCGCCCTTGCTAAGGGCGTACATCAACTAAACGAGTCGATCAGCTCAAGGATATATGGCCCGATGACGGGCCACACTATGAAAGCGACAAAAGCAAAAAACAGACACCAATAAGCCAGGCTTACGAGAGAGCGCACCGCCCGCCCAGTGCGATGAACTTCATCGTTTATAGAACGAAGTTCGGCGTTTGCCGAAGACAATAGACTAACGCAGCTTTCTAGATCATTGTCGCGTTTAAGTTGGCGACGGGACTCGTCCTGCCATCTCTGTAATTCGCTTCTCAACTGCTTACCATTCGCCCAATAAAAGCAGGGCGGCCGCCATTACCGCCCCGAGGATTACAATTGAAAAGGCCGCCCAACAAGCCACAGCTCCGACGCCCACAATCCGCTGGACGAACTCGTCACCCGGACTGATCCGCTCGGCCGTGCGGTTAGCCCAGGCGAGCTGCCCTTCGATAACAGACATGGGGTGACCAGGCGGCGTCTTGCCCAGCTCAACCTTATGCGGAAGACCAAGCTGCTTTTCGATACGCTTGATGCGGGATCGAACGGCGGTGAGAAGCCAAGCGACGATCACCAATAGAACGGCAATCGCGTACATCAGGTAAATCAGCGCGTTGTCGCTTTCCATCCCCACAACATAGTCCCGAACCACCGCCAGGAAAAGGAGGTCACGATGAAGCGCGATCCCTACGATACCTTTGAACCCTACAAGCCGGGCAACCGTTGGAAACACAAAGCCATTTCGATGGCCGCAAACCTACTCCGCATTCAGGTCAAGTGGGACGGTATCCCGTGTGGCAAGTATCGCGGGGCTCGCACACTGAAAAAGATCTGTCAGAGATGCGAGGCAAGCCAGTCTGACGCTTCAGTTGGAACGCCATAGGTTGCCCAGTCACTACCAAGTTTGACGATTGCGATATTGTCGTCACTGTCCGTGACGCCTCGCATCCAGTCCAGCAGTTCGCCGGCGTCGCGATGAGAAGTCATGAGCCACACAGATCCTAGGAGCCGAACGGCGCTGACGGAGTCCATCGCCTTGTAGACTTTCTGATAGTCCCTGACCTTTTCAAGGTCATAGGTCACCACATAGTTCGCCATCTCGAATCCCCCAATTCGTGAAGCAATAAATCTCACACCCCACACAACCAAGAGTCAACGGGCGCCCCATCGTGGGCGCCTTTTTGTTAGGAGGCGCCGATGCCTAAGAACGCGGTCACCGATTGGTCAACAACTGCTGCATCAAACAGCGATGTAGGCGGCAACAACATCGCTGAAGGCAACGCCCCGTCGACGATCAACAATTCTATCCGCGAGCTGATGGCACAGATCGCCACCGCAATCGCGAACGGCGATCTCATTGCGGACGGACAGGTCGACTCTGCAAAACTCGGCAACCTATCCGTCCTGGAGGCGGCAATTGGGGCTGGCGCCGTCACGCACCCCAAACTGGCGGGCGGCCTTCATCCAATCGGAATGGTCGTGCCATTCGCAGGGTTCGCGGCGCCGTCTGGCTGGCTGTTGTGTTACGGCCAAGCTATCAGCAGGGCAACCTACTCAGCCCTCTTTGCGGTCTGCGGCACTGTTTATGGTGCTGGCGACGGATCGACCACATTCAACGTGCCGGACCTACGCGGTCGTGCTGTTGCCGGGCTCGACATTATGGGGGGTGTGTCGGCCAGTCGGATAGGAACAATAGGCGGCAACACCCTTGGCGCGGCGGGCGGATTTGAAGAGAACGCGCTCACGGCCGCACAGATGCCATCACACAATCACTTTAATGGCGTGGGCGACACGGGCTCTAGTTTCATGGTTTACGGAACAACCACGACTGACGTGCCTGGCGTCGCGACCAATAATCCCTCGGGCAACGTTTCTGTTCCGACATTTCAGGGCGTCACATCCTTTGCTGGCTCTGGGGAAGCGCACAACAACATCCAACCAACCATTATCCTCAGCTACATGATTTTTGCCGGCGTCTAGTCGGCGCACCCGCACCCCAAACACCCGCCGGCCTTTGAGCCGGCTTTTTTGATGCCTGAAAGGAGGCTCGGATGAGCGAGCGAACCGCCCGCGTCTTCTCCGGCGCCAAGAAAGCATGGGCCGCCGGCCTGACCTTCATCGTCGCGTGGGCGGGTGCCGTGGGTGTCCTGGATCCGGCCACAGGCGATGTGAACTTCGACGTCGACCTCACCCTTGGCCAGGCGATCGCAGGCGTCGTCGGCCTGCTTATCAACGCGGGCGGCGTCTATGCCGCTCGCAATCGTGCCTCCGAACCAACCCAGGAGACCAACAATGAAGACCCTTCGTAACCTCACGCTCGCCACTGCGCTGGCGGGTGGCCTCAGCGCGTGCGCGATGACCGGCGACGGCGCCAGCGATCCTGACTACGGCTTCTGGCTGGCTGTCACGGCCGTCGGCGTCGATCTCGCCAATGACGCGGGCGTCCTGATCGCCGAGGCTGGCAACATCAGCCCGGCCGGCATGTTCCAGATCGAGTACACCAGCGACCAAGTCACCGCTGCTCTGGAACAGTGCTACAACATCTTCGAGAACGTTGAGGCTGGCTTCGATGTGACCTTCAACGTCACCGGCTGCGTCGTTACCACGCTCAATGCGCTTGAGGGCCTGTTCCGCCTGACCGACGTCGAGGGCTCGCCGTTCTCTGGCCAGTCTACAGCCCAGGTGATCGGCTCTCTGTTCGCGATGGTCTATCCCGAGGCGGCGGCGCTGCGCGATGTTTACGAAACAGCACAGGCGGAAGACCGTGCGCTGACCGCTGAAGAGGTGCGTCCGTTCATCCAGAACGCGGTCGGCAGCAACATCCGTCTCGGCGACGCGATCGATCCGCCCGAGCTATGACCGCAACCGGCCTCGTAGCGTCCCTGCTGGGCGGCGTCGGCAAGCTGATCGGGCCGTTGGTCCGATGGGCCGGCGGCGCTTTTGCGCTATGGGGCGCCCGCCGCAGCGGCGCGAAGGCTGAGCGCGAGCGGCGCGAGGAAAAGGAAAGAGAGGCACGCGATGAATTCCGCGAGGATGTCAGAGAGGCTCGTGACGATGTGCGCGAGCTTGACGCTGGTGGCCGTCTTGACCGGCTGCGCAGGAACAAGCGTCGTCGCGCTGAATGACCTGTGCGAGACGCCGTATGTGGACATCAGTGAAGAGGCGTTCCTGCAGATGACGCCGATGCAGCAGGAAGAGCTTCTGACGCATCAGGATCTCTATCTCGAGAGGTGCGAACCATGAGATGCGTGATCTCTATCGGGCTGCTGGCCGCCGCGCTGGCGGCTTTTTCTTTGCCTGGGCTCGCGCAGCAGCAGTGCCAGCCGACACCCTTGGCCCTCGCCTGGCTGGCGGCCAATGGCTGGGAGTATCACGATGCGGCGGTCATGCCCTCGGGCGTGGCTTTCACCTTCTACTGCCGTGGCGAGGAGGCGCTCTTGATCGGCCATCCGCCTGACGGGGGGGGCTCGTGCCTCATCACGAGCTTCCCGCACGGCTGCATGGCCGCACCTGAGCCGCCCGGAACCGAAAGCTAGCGATATGCCCGACGATCAGACAGAGATTCGGCATCTCCAAGAAAACGATGACGACCACGAGAGGCGCATAGAGCGACTGGAGGACCGGTCCTCACGCAACGAGCGCAAGATAGCCGAGTTTGAGTCGGCTGCGCGTGTAGGCAAATGGCTGGCAACCTTTCTGGTCGGCCTGGGTGTGCTGGCTATCGCGCTTGCTTCGCACTTCTCAGGGCGAGGCTGAGCATGGGCTACCCCTCGCTCAAAGACCCAAACCACCGCTGGCTGCTTGCTGAGACGCTGGACCTTTTCGAGCGTCTCCAGGACAAGCAAAAGTCTTCTCGCTACGCCACCAAGATCGATTACCAGGGACAGAAGGTCGGGGTCGGCGTTCCGAGGTCGACCTTCGTTGATCGGCTGACGCTAGCCAATGAGCTGCTGGCTGAGGGCATCGATCCGCGCGTTGACAAGACCGAAGGCAAGCCCCGCTACCGGGTGCCGGCCGGTTCTCGGAAGGAGGTGGCGGTCACGCCAGAGGCCATCGTGAAGGCCATCAAGCGGCAATCGCAGACGGTCGATGATCTCGCTGCCCGGTTCGATCTCGGATCAGGTGAGATCGCCGACATGCTGCTCACGATGAAGTCGGACGGCTGGAACATTCATGAGCTAGGCGGTCGGTGGACGGCCGGCGCTGACCTGCAAGCAGCCTTTATCTCGGGGCCGGTCTTCGAGTTCGTCTCGCAGTCGGACAACACGTTCAAATTCGGCGTCAGCGGCGACCAGCACATCGGGTCGAAGTACTTCCGGCAAGATGTCCTGGATGATCTGTATGACCGGTTCGAAGCAGCCGGCGTGGATCGCGTCTTCAACACCGGCAACTGGATCGACGGCGAAGCGCGGTTCAACAAGTTCGATCTCACGCACCATGGTCTCGACGGACAGATAGGGGCGCTGGTCGACCTCTATCCACAACGTGATGGCATCACGACTTATGCCGTGGCCGGCGACGATCACGAAGGCTGGTACGCTCAGAAAGAGGGCATCGATATAGGTCGCTGGGCCGAACTGAAGATGCGCGCGGCCGGCCGCCATGACTGGGTGAACATGGGCTACATGGAGGCCCACGTTAAGCTGGTGAACGCCAACACGGGCATGTACTCCATCATGAGCGTGGTGCATCCGGGCGGCGGGTCATCCTATGCGCTTAGCTACTCCATCCAGAAAATCATCGAGAGCCTGGACGGCGGCGAAAAGCCGGCCGTCGGCCTCTACGGGCACTACCACAAGCTTTGGTCTGGCAACATCCGCAATGTTTGGTGCCTTCAGTCCGGCACGACGCAGGACCAGACACCCTTCATGCGGAAGAAGAAGATCGAAGCACACGTGGGCGGCGCCCTGGTCGAGATGGAGCAAGACCCCAGTACAGGCGCAATCATCGAATTCACGCCGCGCCTGAGGCGCTATTTCAATCGCGGCTACTACGGCGGCCGGTGGAGCCACGGCGGGCCTGTGAACCTGCCTGAGCGTGGGATAGCCGCGTGACTGACGACACCTACGGCGCCGAATGCCAGATCGTGATCGATGAGGCGATGGCGCGGGCCGGTGTTGAAGCCGATACCGATGATCCCGTGACTGTGCGATCAGAGGCAATCCGCATCCTCGCCATGCGCGTTGTCGACTATAATCGGCGGTCTGAGTGGCAAGAGCAGCAGATCAGCGCCGGCTATGTGCGGCGGGAGCCACTAGATTAGCCGACCGCAGGGTTCACTGGATTCCAGATTTGCCTAGGCGCGCCCAAGCCAAGAGAAGGCGTTTTTCTCCTGCGCCCCCAGAGGGGTCGCAAGCGGCAATCCTTGCGATAATGGACAATCGATGAACGCTGGGCGGCTCCAGCCCAAGTGGTTTTCTTAGGACCCACCCCGCTGACTTTCCGCCCTCTGTCCCTCTCCAACTCGTATAGATCATGAGAACCACATCTATCAGTATCGCTGGGGCCGGATATGGGAAGCCGCTTGACGGGCGCAATAGCGTTGACGTGCGGAGGAAGAACATCAGCCATCGTGCGCGCCGTGGCCCAAGATCCTCAGCGGCTTAACCTCACCCCTCCAACCTATCAGTCACCGACCGCGCGATCATCTGCGAGATGAGCCGCGCTTGGGGCCGGGTCCAATGCGGCGTGCCGCCCCGGTCGTCATCGCGGCAATAGGTGTAGCAGAGCGCCCGGCCGTTGGCGTCTTCGATGCTATAACCGCCCGCCGTTTGGCGGATCGTGAGGGGCAGGGCGATGTCTGACAT